GGCTCCTCGTATAATTTACCAATCCAGCGATATTCATAATGTTATTCTCGGACCTGTCATGCAAGCGTGTACAAAACGCATGTTTGGCAGCATGGACATTGCTACTGATCCTAATTCGGTTGTTTTTTCTGGTGCGTACAGGAAACAAACGGATGATTTGTGCAGTTTCATTCAGGCTGGCTCTTCTTGTGAGAGTCAGTACATTGAATCTGATTTCAGTTGTAATGATCAGACCCAAGTTCGAGATGTACACCTTCTTGAGATAGATTGGCTTCGTAGGTTTGGTGCGCCTTTGTGGTTAACTAGTTTAATGCTTCATGCTAATTCTTTTGCTGTTACCAGCAGGGGTTTTGGTTTGAGGGCCAAGATAACAAACCAGTTACCCACGGGCGCTCAATCTACTACTTTCCGCAACACTATGTGGAACGCGTCAATTGTAGAAGCTTTCGCCGTCAAGTTTAATCTTCGAGGCAAGTGTTTGGTTTTAGGAGACGATATGCTGTTTAGAGTCGACAACCCGTTCACTCGGGTTGGCTCTATGCGTAGAGCATACGTTTTCAACACTAAAGAAGCGTGCATGTTAGCTAAGGTTTTCGTTAAGAGGTTCTTAGTTGAGTGTACATTTCTTTCCAAGCAGTTTATACAAACCAGTTTTGGTTTCGTGTTAGTACCTAAGCTTGGGAAGGCTTTGGCGAGGTTTAACTCTAGTGCAAACAACAATGAGGCGATTTCTGATCGTTCTTATTTGTCTGGTAAAGCACTGAGTTATGCTTATGAGTTCCGCCATTGCCCTCCCGTTTCAAAGTGCTTTTTAACACGTTATGAACAGTTAACCAGAGACACTGTACCTAGTTTTTCCAGTCTCGGCTGGTTTGCAAAGGGTGCTTTTCTTGATCAAGGCATTTCGGGTGTCTTGTCTTCAATTAAACGCTGCCCTGTTGCAACGCGAGATGACATAACTAGATTTTATCACCACAAGTATGGCTTGACGTGCACTGACGTTATAGTTATTACTTTGCGGTTTGTTTTTGGAGAAGATGATTTAGATGAGAGCGCTGTGGGGCGCATCATTGAAGATTTTGTGGATTAGTGGGGCTTTCTCAGTCGCCTGATGTCCCTTACTACCCCGTGCATACGGATGTTTCCTCGCTTGAGAGAAAAAAA